TAATTATCGTTAGCACTTCCCCCGTCATAAGCCATTACTAATTGATTATCTGCGATTATTCTTGTTCTTGCACAACAACCTACTTGCAGAATAGTTGCCGCCACAGCTTGCGTGATTGAAGCAGAGCCGTGGTAATCATTTCCAGCACTAGCATAAAAAGTTCCAAGATCAGACCAAGTGGGCGAACCAACAGCGGTAAGGTCGTAGGCGTTTTTCAGATCAAAAAGCGTGCTACCAGAACCAGCATTATGCCGTGATCGGCAGAGATAGATTGAGGTGAGCAGGGAATACACGCCTGCATTTTTTAGTTCTTTTACAAAATTATGAATATCAATACGACCCTGCAAATCTGTGATGCCAACCCTTGAAATGTATGAATCTGCGTCAGCATCTGGCGTAGGGATGAAAACGCTAAAGGTTGAGCGATAAAGAGGCATCGCCTACTCCTAGCTAAGTTGGCAAATCCGCGCCGTGCCAGCCGTAGCGAACACGGCCGAGTGGGTGATTGTCGTTTGGTGATTTGGCACTTCGTAATAATCCCCTGCAGATAGGCGAACTTGGTAGGCGATAGTGGTGCAAGTTGCCCCTGCACAGATGTGCAGATTGCCTGCCCCCTCGTTAAAAATAGTCAGCACTTCCCTTGTCGCATTGAAATTAGCCAGCACGGTTGAGGCGGTGGTGCTGGTAAAGTTAGAGGTGGTGACTGCCGTGCCTTGCAGGGCGAAGGTGTTGGCGGTGACTGTGCCAGAGATGGGGAGCGGGAAAGGGTCTGTCGATGGGCCGATTGGAATGTAAAAATTGTCACTAACATCATACTTAAGAGGAATTTTTGCGGGTTCATTCTCTCCATAATTAAATCCAACTACATTTGCCGTCACCGTGCCAGAGATGGCGGGGAGGGAGGAGATCGTTAGGCTATTTCCCACCGTAACTGTCCCGCCGACGGTAACTGCACTTGCTCGGAGTTGGGTGTTGGTCAATCCAGCTGAAGTTGCATTGACTATATCCGTAATAGCTTGCGCACCAAGGCTAACAACCGTATGGGCGGTGATGTGTTGCCCACTAGAGAGGATGGTTGAAAGCGTGGTTGCCGATTGATTGCCGTCTAAAATTGGAAGTGCCATATTCTCAAGCTCCTTGTTAAATCACACCCACATACATCGAGTTTCTTTGCTCGCTGAAATCCAAGAATCGCAAGCCATCGTCCAGTTCTGAGGGAGTGCATATCACGCTAATCCTCAAGCCCCTTTGCCAAGCCCTCTTGGCCGTCTTTATGGTGGGGGTTTGGCTGGTGATTCGTGCGGTGTAGACCTTCGTATCTAAAATTTTGCTTTGAATTTTAGTGAAAAGGGGTTGGGTTTCAGAATAGAACGCCTCAAATATCGAGCAGTATTCAGCGTCGAAAGCCTCTTGGCTTGTCTTGGCCGCCGTGTCGGAGTAGTCCACGGAAACAGAGACTTCATAAACTCCGGTATAGTTCCCTAACAACTGCCCACTCATCGAGGCCGAGACAACTGCCGTTGGGAATAGCTTCTTGCCGATGCGGTTGGTGGTAAAGACATTCAGCCCGGAGATGGGGGTGAGGAGTTGGGCAACTGCGTCCTCGATATTGATTAGAACGCTATTGTTCATTTCTTTGCCGTTGCCGTGATGTCGAGCGTCATCGCCCTTGACCAAGTTCTGTTCTGTCCAATCACGGCGGGGTTGTCCCCAGTCACCTTCGCCACATAGAAAGTGATGTTTGAGTTGGTCGTCAAATAACTAGCAAGGTCTGGCGAGCGATAGAGTTGTTCTAGGATGTCGTAAAACTTGGCATCGAAGGCGGTTCGTGCGGTTGTGTCTGCCCTCGCAACATAGGTTATCGAGGCGGGTGTTTTGAACACACCAGAGAAAGGCACGAGCTCCTCCCCGCTGATGCTGGCTTGAACCGTGACGCTGGGCATCGTGCGAGCCGTTCCCCTCTCGCTGGTGAAAAAGTTAACGCCAGTAATACCAGAAACAACATTGAGGAGGGCGTTCTCAACCTCCTTCTCTATTGAGGCCATTAGGTAGTAATTTCCGCAAGCTCGATAGTGAAGGACAAGCCATCGGTGCTTTGCGAAAATCCTCCGATCATGCGCTCCACCCCGCTTACCGTGCAAAGAGAGCCGATAACTGGGGCAGAGATTGACGAAGCCAAGACAACGACAGACTGGGTGACTCTGAACACCTCCCCGCCTATCTCAAGCTCACTAGCGGTTGTGAGGTCGGTGACTGATGCGGAAACTGCGGAGGAGGCAAGCCCGGTGACTGTTTGGAACATGTCGGCAATCATAAATTGCAGATCAGTTGAGAAGTAAGAGGTGTCGATTGTCCCCGCCATAAAATCACCTCCTATGTCAATCCATAGTTGTCATGCCTTCAAAGCTAAAAATGTTGTCTGTTTCCCACTCGTTCTTCTGGGGGAAGAAGCTAGTTTGCTTGTCTCTCCTAGTTGCTGAAGCAAGGATGATCGGGGTGCTATTGATTGCCCAAAAGTCCGTAGCCCCTCGAATTGCCTTTGCCATCTGCTCAACTGATGGGGCGGTGTAGGTGCTTAACCCCTGAATCTTAATCTCGTCTGGACATAGGACAAAGAAGTTATCTTTGCCCATAGTTTGCCTAGCCCTCACGATTAGTTCTAGCGGGTTTCGATAGTGGCCTTGAGATAGCCCAAATGGGGCGACTAGGTTGTAAGACTCTGGAAGTCCCTCGGCTGGTTTCTCGTCTAGCTTATCTAGAACAATGTTAGTCTTGTCTGCATCCTTAATCTCTGGGTGACTATACACAAAGTCAGTCCAGCTTCTTTTGCTTTTTCTATAAGCCTCGTACTGGTTCGGCCATACTTCAAGATCAATAACATCGCCTTGCCTATGCCCCGCCTTTACATAGCTGGTCAGATCAAACACTCCTTGGTATTGGGCGAAGCAATCAAAGAAAACTTCGTGGCCTTGGTCGGCTAGGTGCTTGGCGGCTGGTAGGCAACGAAGCACATCCCCAAGCCTCTGCGAGTATTTGATAGTTTTAACACTCATCGGCAACGCTCTTATCTGTTATGAATGGGAAATAATCTCTCAATCGAACTGGGCTAGTGGTTTGTTGTAGTTTCTCCCATCCTTCGACTAGCCCCTTATACCCATAGAAATCTTCCTTGAATTGTGCTTGCTCCTTTGTGGCATAGGCGAAGTGGTCAAAGGTAAGCCCCCAAGTTTCAGTCACTCCCCTTGGAATCATCATTGACTGGACATTCAGCTTGGGTGGTTCGTGGCTAACAAACTCAACTCCCCTGCCCCACTTCCAAGCCCTCAACCATTCGTACCAATGCGAAGCAAATCCTTCCCTAGTCACTACTTTTTTATTCTGCCCGACATAGTAGTTACAATGGAATTGCATTGCTCGCCCCTCCTCGCATCCCTTGAGATGCCCGAAGATTGCCTCTAGTTGGTCGGCTCTCCATATCTCGTCAGAATCAATCTCCATCACAACACCCCCCTCCACCCCCTTCAACGCCTCACTAATCATCGCTAGCTTGCCGGGGAAGGGCTTGGCCTGCCAACAGACTGAAACATTCTTGTCCTTAATGCTCTCAAGATATTCGTGCGTTCCGTCCACGCTTATAAAGTTCTTGTGATACTTGTCTGGAACTTGCTTGCACCAGCGGGTGCATCCAAGAGGCTCGGCCACTCCCTCGACAATCCTCCATTGCCAAGGAATCTTGAGCTTCTGAAATTCTGCTAGATGCCTCTGGATATAGGGCATCCCATTGAGGACGATGGTAAAGATGGTCAGCATTTCAATCGACCATAGATAACGCTAATCTCTGGACAGAAAGAAACCGAGTCGTGGCGGTAGCACTCAAACCCAATCGAATCAAACCAAGCAATGAACTCCTTTAGCCAAGTATCTGAATAGTGTAGCTCAATGGCAATTTCTTTTAGATTGTGGACATTCCCAATTTGCAGAAGCTGAGTCTCGTCTCCTTCGATGTCGCACTTAATGTGGGTGATAGAGTTCTCTGTTATCCAAGTGTTCATTTGAGGTGCGGAGTCTGCCTTTTCGCACAAGAACTTTCCTTGTGGGTATTGTTGAGAAAGGGTTTGAATGTCTCCTTGGTTCATGTCCACCCCCATATAAAACTCTGGCTTTTGTGATAGAAAATACTTGGTCGTTCCGTTGGCCTCTTGCCTTTCTGCTTCTGTCCAGAACGCACACCCCAAGTCAAGCACCCTACCGCCAGCCACATTAAGATGTTGCCAATGGATTTCGGGTGATTCTGATGTGATGATTCCCTTGGTCATAGCTCAAAGATGGCCGCACCATTACGCACCGACCAATCTTCCCAAAGCAGTTTGGCAAATCCCTTGAGCTTGTTATAGTTCGCTAAATTCTTAATGTCGTTAATGTCGTCCAATGCGATGATTGCCTTCTCCGCTAGGAAGGGGCGAACGCAACGGAGTTCGGCCTCACCAGAAAAGGGAGAGCCATCAATCAGCACAAAGTTAAAATCTACATTATGCTCAAAGTGAATGTCCTCGATGGCGTTGGTTGAATATGGGAAGGCAGTCTCTAGGCAGACATTGTGCCAGCCTAGAACTGTTTCGAGCGGGTATTGGTTGAGATTTGTTTTGATAGTCCTATAAAATTCCTCGATATCGTTCTTGTTCATCCAGAGTTTCGATAGGGTTGCCGTGCCATTGATGGCAACACCACCTCTTGCAGATAGGTTCATCGAGTGACGGCCTATGCGGTCTGGGTGGTTCTCAATGCTGAATAGTTTTTTTGTCCGAATACATTGAGTTGAGCCGTCCCCAGTTCCTCCCCCGATTTCTAGGCCAACATCAAGGTTGTAAGTATATCTAGCTAATGCCCTACCAAATGGGTCGTGGATGCTTATTTCTTGCACTTTGCGTATCCAGTAAGAGCCTTCACGATCACATATTGAATAACTGCTTCCTTGTCGTGCCTCAACGCAATCATCCCGCACTCATACAAATCTTTCTCTGCTTTTTCGTCATAGGTAATATCAACCTTTACATACTTGGTGGGGTCAAGGCGAGACTTGCCGAATTTAATTATACCAAGCCCCTTGGTATCTTCCCCCTTTTTTGCTTTTCTACATCCAATTGCTGGCTTTGCGCTTTTCATAGATTGCTTTTCCTTTCTCGTAGAACTCCGGCTTGTTGTGGTTCTTTAGTTGTTCGTCTGGTTGCCCACCATTAAACATAGGGTTATCGTGCTTAAACTCGATATGTCTAGCCTCAACCACGGCTTGTTCTGCATAGGCTCTATCCGTGAACTCGTTGTCGGAATAGATGCCGTCCGAGTCTTGGTAGTCGGGGTGGAATAGATGCCCTTGCTTCTTCAGCCTAGATTGCGTCAGAATCGCCATACAAAGCAGTTTGTCGGTTCGTAGGCCATCTGATACTGCCAGCACTTTCTCCCCCGCTGTGTCCCCCATAGCGGTCGAAATTAGGGCATCCCAATGGCGTGGGGGTGTCCAATCATCGCTCATTTGAACGATAATCTCCCCTTTGGCTATTTTTGCCCCTGCGTTCCAAGCGTTAATCATCCCACCCGGATTGCACCTAATGGCTTGGTGGGGGGTGTAGTCGGTTGGGTCGTTGTGATCGACCATAAAAAGCCACTCAATTTCTAGGGGCTTCTCGGCCAAAGAAAGCCACATCCATCGCCTCTGCCAAGCAATCTGCGGTCTGCCCCTAGTCGCGTGAACAATGCTGATCTTGGGGGTTGGTCGCATCTTCTTAATCTTTTCTGCCTCGGCAGTTTCTCCAACGCATACCGATGCGGTTTCGTACAAGTCCATCGCTTGCCAGTTGTAGATTGCCTCAACAAGATTCCAGTAGTGGGCTTTGGGGCGATGCAGGGTCAGACAAGAACGAACTGCCCCATACGCCTTAATCCAGCTTCCCTTCCCAGACCAATGATTAGCGATATAGAAATGAGCCTCTCGCCTATCGGGTTGTAGAGCCACGGCTTGGCCGAGATAAGAAAGCCTCTCGTTTTCTGGTGCAACTCTCCCCAAGTTGCAAAGCACATCGTAGCGAAGCGTGTCCTCTAGTTCTGGGAATGCCAACGCTCGCATACTCGAATCAATGCACTTTTCAATCTGCCCAGACAGAAAATACTCTTGGGCTTGGTAGTAAAGGGAGTTGGCGGCTGGGGCAAGCGTATCGGCCAAGATGTTCAAGTTCCTCTCTGCACTCCTCGGCTTGTATCCGTGGGGTTTGTGAATTCGGAAAATCTTATCCACACCAATCGTCTTGTTTGGCTCTTTGCAAACTAGCATTTCGTGAACTCGGTTCTTCCAACTACAAGTGCCTTTCTTGGAGATTTCCTCTCGGAGGGGAATGAGGCCAGCGTTGTCCACATTGTATTTTAACGCCACTAGGTGAGCGTCTTTTTGAATGGCAAGGTCAATAGCCTCTTCGATTACCTTCGCCCCATCCTCGGCCATCACATCGTCAGCATCGACCCATAAACACCATTCGCTTGAGCAAGCCTCAAGAGCCGTGTTCCTTGCCGTGGCAAAATCGTCTATGTGATTCCAATCAGTTCTTTTATTCTGGTAGTGAACGATCTTCGCTCCAAGCCCACTCGCAATTTCCTCGGTCTTATCTGGCGTAGCTGACCCCCTAGAAATACAAACAACCATTTCTTTTGCGATGGGGGCAAACGATTTGAGGCAACGCTCAATATATTCTTCTTCATTCCCTGCTATTAGATAGACTGAAATAGGATATTTCATTTAGATAGGATTTCTAATTGCTAGAGGATGTCAATTAAATCAGTTTAGTTATTCTTAATAAATTGCATATTTAGTGTTAAGGTAGTTTCTTATTTGGGTTAATTGCGGAGATGTTAAGGTTGAATTATAGACGATAATTTCAGCCATCTTTATATTCCCGAAGCGGGGTGGATCTTCCTGACCAGCAATTCGTATGCCAATCACATCGGAACTTGCAGCTGTGCCTATTGCTTCAGATCCTTCTAATGTGGCGTTGCGAAAAACAGAATAAAAGCCAGAGCTTTGATTTGATATAAATTCTAAAATATAATTAGAACCATCTGAATATGTAAATCCTTCATTGTAATCATACTGTGTCCATCCTTGAGTTAAAAACATAGGATAGGACGCTGGAAACTTGCTGTCATTTTTTATATAATGAAATGTTCCTTGATCATCTCCAGTATCTGACAAAAATGAAACACTCGGAGAATAGGGGTCGTATGGATCTGAATTAACGCTATCACCAACATATTTGAAAACCCAAATCAAGCTAAAGTTATTATTACCAGCAAAAGCCGGTGTTAATGCATTTACATATTGTGTAGAACCATTAAAGTCTATTGTTGGCTTGCCATTTATGGAGCTTGCTGTGAAAGTTGGAGAGTTGGTGAGTGTTACTGTTCTCCCATTACCACTTTGATCGGCCCAAGCTGTTACATTAGAACCGCTTGTTGTTACACCAGCGTCAGCCTTGAGCCATAGGGATAGGCCCGATAAATTGGCTGGGGAGAATGCAGTTGTTCTGATACTTAACCCGCCAATGCGAATACCACCTTTAATCATCATAAGGATTTAACCTTACAGAACTTTAGTCACCGATGCCAAGAACAATTCCGCTATGAATAGAGAATGCTGTGCAAGTGCCAGCAAGATAAATCCCTGCGTTAATGGTGGAAGCAGAGGCCGCAGTAGCATTAGCAAGGCTCGAAAAGCCAGTTACAGCAGAGGAGATGCTTGCGAACTTTGCATCTGAAACAACATAAATCCCAGCGAACTCGTTGGGGGTTGTGATTGCTGTTCCAGTTGTGACCACATACCTTGTGCCGGGTCTGGCGGCGTGGGAAATCTGGTCGTAGTAAGGTTCGGAATTTGTAAGGTCTGCCATAGTTTTATTATCCTAATGTCAAAAAGAAAAAGGAGGAGCAAGGTTTCCCCTGCTCCCCCTTCTTCGGAGGAAACAACCAACCAATCTTTAGCTGTAGGTCGTGGTGATACGGACGGCGGCGTTTGCGTCAATGACTTTCTCGGCTGTGTTCATACGAACACGGAGAACATTCGAGCGACGAGCCTCGTCACGATAGCTCTCGGAGACGAAACCACCGGGAGCATCTTCCGACCAGACCAAGGTGCGTCCGATGCCGCCAGCGGTGAACTGACCGCTAGAGATATTCGCAACAACAATCTTGGTGTCCGGAACAATGAACGAACCAGAGTACGCCTTGTTCTTGTTAGCAGAGTTGATCGCCGCACGACCGATGTAGACTTTATCCACACCGAACGCTTCGGCAATCTGTGCTTCGTCTAGGAGACGACCGCCAGTATTCGACACAACTCCGTAGAACTGATTCTGAAGGAGGGTGGTACGACGAACCCGCTCGTACACATTGGCCGACATAATTACCGCATTGGCCGCATATCCGAGCTTGTTCAAGGCGAGCTTGCCAGCCGCAACATCCGCAGGGGCGTTGATGGTTGCCAAGTTAGCTTCGGTGTAGTTAGCCGTGGGGCTTAAATCAGCCGAGGTGAAAGGAGTCGTTGTTGCAAACAACAAATCAGCCACCCGCTTTTCGTGGGAGAGCTTAACTTGTCGGAGCAAGAACCTCGCTGTTTCTGCCTCGATTTGGAAGAAGCGGTTAGCATCAGCACGGAAGGAATCGTCAAGCAACTCCTCCAAGCCAGTCTCAATACAATCGTAGGTATCGGAAGTGAATTTCCGAGCCGCACGAGCGTATTCAGAACCAGCAGTACGCTTCGCCGCATCGGCATCTAACAGAGCGGCATCAGCCGTCTGCACTTTGAGGTACTGACCGCTCTTTGCCGGAACGGGCAAGAGAGGAAGAACTTCCGCACCGATCAAGCCGATCTCTGCGGGAGATTCTATGAGGGCTTGGTTAATGTCTGCACGAATGGTGGCAGAACCACCGCTAGAAATAAAGCTCATTTTATATTATTCTTTCTTTTGTTTGTTGTTGTTGTTTAGAACATCGGGATTGCGATTTCGATAACGGCTGACGAACTTGTAGCCGCTTCGAGTGCAACACCAGCCGTCACTAGGTTGGCGGCCAATGTGGTCACCAAGCCAGTAGCGTCGAATTTCAAAGTATCACCGACTGCCGCAACGCCGGAGACGGTTGCGAAGAAGGTGGGGTGGAACAACTTAACTGCTACGAAACCACCAGCGACAACATCTTCTTGAGTTACGCCGATAGCTTTGGTTGCACCAGTTACCGCAACATTAACGAAGCCAGCCGTGGTGGTGTCGGGCTGAACGAATCGGTACGCCGAGATGGCAGAAGCCGAGCCGAATGTGCGAAAATTACCATCAATTTGAGTAGACATTTTCTTTTATCCTTTGTTTTAGAGTTTGGTAATACCACGAGACAGAGCCTCGCTATATTCCTTGGGGTTTGAGAGCATCACGGCTTTCATTGCCTTGAGCTTGCTTGTTCCGTAG